ATCTATGACAAGTTAACAGATTATAGCACCTTCACAGAAATTCACTACGGCGGGGCTTCCAGCGGGAAAAGTCATGGAGTAATTCAGAAAGTAGTATTTAAGAGCCTTCAGGCTTGGAAGTATCCAAGAAAGGTTCTTTTTTTGCGAAAAGTTGGGTCAAGCGTTTATGATTCTATCTTTGAGGATGTCAAACAATGCTTGGAAACGTGGGGTCTGCTTGGTGCTTGTAAGGTTAATAATTCCGCTTACCGGATAGAGCTACCAAACGGCGCCCAGTTTATTTTCAAAGGTTTGGATAACCCGGAAAAGATCAAGTCTATCAAGGGAATTTCAGATGTAATCATGGAAGAAGCTTCAGAATTTACTTTAGATGATTATACACAGTTGACCCTACGGCTACGGGATAAGAAACACCCTAAGAAGCAGATCTATTTGATGTTCAACCCGGTTTCTAAAGTGAATTGGGTATATAACGCCTTCTTTGTGAAGAAGCCCAAAAATACCGTTATCTATCAAACGACATATAGGGATAACAGGTTTCTTGATGATCTCACAAAGGAAAACATTGAGGAACTAGCTAACAGAAATGAAGCCTATTACAAGATTTACGCGCTGGGCGAGTTCGCAACGCTGGACAAGCTTGTATTTCCGAAATATAAAAAGCAACTCTTAAACAAGGAAGAATTAAAACAATTCCCGTCTTATTTTGGTCTTGACTATGGTTTCATAAATGACCCTAGCGCCTTCATGCATATAAAGACAGATGATGAAAATAGGCGCTTGTACATTGTGGAAGAATATGTAAGGAAGGGCCTTACTAATGACAAGATAGCGGAAGCAATTAAAGCCCTTGGATATGCTAAAGAAATTATTAGGGCTGATAGCGCTGAAAAGAAATCTAATCAGGAATTAAGGAACCTAGACATTCCACGGGTTATTGATGTTATGAAAGGCCCCGGATCAGTCATGCAAGGGATTCAATATATTCTACAATATGAAATTATCGTGGATGAAAGATGTGTAAAGACTATTGAGGAATTGGAGAATTACACTTGGAAGAAGGACCGGGCAACTAATGAATACATTAATGAACCGGTGGACAGTTATAACCACTGTTTAGACGCTATGCGCTACGCTATCCAAGATAGAATTTTCCAAGCTAAGAAAGAATTAGACGTTAATAAGACGATTTCAAAAGTAAATCGCTTGTTTAGAAGGTAGGTAGAAAATGAATCATGTAAACGAATTTGAACACGGTTTAGATATTGAGGTAGGAAGTAGAAGCGATTCTTTACGCTTTGACAGTATTTCAAATGAACCGTTTAGATATTCTTCTAGTGAAGCATTACTAGAAACCCCTGAAGGGAAGAAAGCCTTAAAGGATATGTTAGGAGTGTTCTTTGACAGTCAAAAAAAGCGCTTGCGTATTTTGGCTTCTTACGCCAAAGGGGAAAACCATAGTATTTTATACGGTAAACGCCGGCTAGATAAGGAAAAAGCCGATTACCGGGTAAGGCACCGTTGGGGTGGTTATATTTCAAGCTTTGCTACTTCTTACGTTATCGGGAACCCCGTTACCGTGGGAGTGCTGGAAGGCGGAAACAAAGACCAACTCAAAACAATCAAAGAAATTGAATGGAATAATGATATTAACGCCCTGAATAATGATCTAGCCTTTGACGCTTCAGTATATGGACGGGCTTATGAGTATCACTTCCGGGACCGGGATAATATGGATCGGGTTGTCTTGATCAGTCCCCTTGAAATGTTTGTTATTCGTGATTTAACGGTAGAACAAAACATAATCGGGGCGGTTCACCTTCCAATCTATAACGGAATGGTAAACATGACGGTGTACACCAAAGATCAGGTAATCACCTATAAACCTTTTGTCCATTATTCACCTAGCCTTAAAGTGGATGAAATCACCAAACACAATTATAATGACATTCCGGTTGTGGAATGGTGGAACAATCGCTACAGAATGGGTGACTATGAAAGTGAGATCTCCCTGATTGACGCTTACGACGCTAGCGAATCAGACACCGCTAACTATATGAGTGATCTCAATGACGCTATGTTATTAATCAAGGGTGATTTGGAAGCTATCGGGGCAACGGCTGACAACGTGGCCAAGATGAAGGACGCAAATACGCTACTACTTCAAACAGGTATCAGCGCAACGGGTCAGCAAACGACAGCGGACGCCGGCTATATTTACAAACAATATGACGTAAGCGGAACGGAAGCTTATAAAAACCGTTTGGCGAATGACATTCACCGCTTCAGCCGTATTCCTAACCTAGATGATGATCGCTTCAATTCCACACAGTCCGGAATTGCCTTACTTTATAAGATGATTGGGCTGGAACAGGTACGCAAAGACAAAGAAACATACTTTACTAAGGCTTTGCGCCGGCGTTATGAATTGATCAGTAACATTCATAAGGCTGTTAATGGTCCGGTAATCGAAGCGAACAAGCTGACCTTTACTTTTCACCCTAATATTCCTCAAGATGTTTGGACTGAAATCAAGGCTTACATTGAAGCGGGTGGGGAAGTATCACAAGAAACCCTTCTTAATAATGCAAGCTTTACCGATTATGAAACGGAAATTGACCGGATCAAGAAAGAGGAAGGCGCAAGCGATTTTGAAAGAGTGAAAAGCGTAGGTGTGGCAGATGAATCTGAAGATAGCGGACAATAGGAGATACAACGCCGAACGAAAAGCCCAAACCGCTTTAATGAAACGGGATTTGGAGCGTGAAAGGATCTTGGTTGAAATCTATCAGGAATCTTATGAGCGCCTACAAGCCCAAATAGACCGCTTTTATATCAATTATGCGGGCCGTGAAGGCTTGACCAAACAAGAAGCCATGAAACGGGCTGACAGAATGGACGTTACAAAGTTCAACCGTAAAGCCTATAAAGCCGTAAAAGAAAAAGATTTCAGCCCGGCTACTAATGAATGGTTAAGAGTTTATAACCTGAAGATGAAAGTAAGCCGGCTTGAACTCTTAAAAGCTGAATTAGACTTGGAAATTCAAAACCTGACAGCGGAAACTTATGAAATGTTTGATAAGGCCCGTAGAAGCGAAATACTAAGAGAATTTGAGCGTCAAGCGGGGATTTTGGGTAATTCATCCAAGGGGGTGAAAAAGCGCCTAGAAGCGATTCTAGACGCTGATTTTTACGGCGAATCTTTCTCTAACCGTGTTTGGGGTAAGACGGGCTTACAACAAACTTTACAAAAGGATGTTTTTGCTTCTCTTAACCGTATTTATACGGATATGATGGGGTATAAACAGGAACGGGACAGGCTAGCTAAGAAATACGGCGCTAGCCGGTCAAGTGCTGAAAGGTTGATCAAGACGGAAATAGCCCGAATCAATGCAGATACACAAAAAGAAATGCTGGTGGATGGTGAGTTCACACATTTTATTTTTGTAGCTGAGCCGGGAGCGTGTGAAATATGCGCCCCTTTGGACGGCAAGGCCTTCCCGGTTGATGAACTTGAAAAAGGCGTGAATATGTACCCTATGCACCCTAATTGTAGGTGTTCAGGTTATGGACATATCGAACTAAAATATAAAAAGGGCGGTAGCACCTTAAACGATTTTAAACTAAATGAAGAAGATGAACAATGAAAGTAAAAGAACTTGCTGAATTTGTGGAAAAAGAAACTTATTTCAACGTAACACATAATGAAAAATGGCTAGATGGAGATTATCCGGTAGATTTTTTAAATTGTGAACTAGAAATAAAAAATATTTTTGTTTCTGCTTGTTCAACTATGATTGTTGAAACTTAACAAAGAAGATGAAATTTAGAATTTCACCTTCTTTTTTCTTTGTCCAAACCGTGCTGAAGACGTTAAAAGTTGCATGAGTTCGGGGGGGTTGCCCGTAAAAGCGTAGAAAGGAGCCTACTAATGGCAGAAGATCAAAATACACAGGTTATTGAACCACAATCACCGGAAGCAGTTGAGGAACAAGCTAGCAATCCGACACAGGAACCGGAGAAGATGGTATCAGTGGCCGAAATGCAACGCCGTTTGAAATCTATGGAAGAAAAACATTCCAAAGATACAGCGGACGCAATTTCTAAAGCCTTGGAAAAATACAAGGCGGAAAGCGAACTGACCGGCAAGGAATTGGAAGAATACCGCCGTAAGGAAGCTGAAGCAGAAAAACAAGCTTTACTTGATAAGATCGCTGGACTTGAAAAAGAACAAACCAAGCGGGAATTGACAGATGAAGCTATTAAAACACTTTCTAGCCGGAAACTTCCGGTTAATGATAAAGTGATTTCTTTTGTTGTTAAAGATACCGCTGAAGGTACTTTGCAAGCTATTTCAGACTTTGAAAGCATTATCAGCGAGATCAAGGCTGAATATTCGCAATCGGAACCCCCTAAAGTTTCATCCGAACTTAACGGGGCCGAAAGCACAGATAAAGGGGAAATCTTTAGAAGTTCCCGAATCATTAAATAACCTTAAAGGAGAATTTTAAAATATGACAGTACAAACTTTTAACCCTGATAAAGTCCTAGTTTCAGAAAAGAAAGACGGAACTTTTACCAAGAAAATGACTGATATCATTATGAAGGACGTAGCAGAAAACTCCGTAGTAATGCAACTTGGACAATATCACGAAATGGATGGTTTGCAAGAAAAAACCGTTTATGTCCAAACAGATGGAGTTTCAGCTTATTGGGTAAATGAAACCGAAAAAATCAAGACTGATAAACCTGAAGTCGTTCCGGTTACTCTTAAAGCTCACAAATTGGGTATTATCCTAGTTGCTTCCCGTGAAGCCCTTAACTATACATGGGAAAAATTCTTTGAAGACATGAAACCACAGACCGTGAAGGCTTTCTCTCATCGGTTGAGGA